AAAGCTACTGACGCCGGCACCCATGCCGGCCAAGCTTCCAAAACCGCCGCCGCCACCACCCGAAAGGCTTTGCCCAGCCTGCATTATTTGGCCGGGATTGATGCTACTGCCCGCGCTTGCACCGCTTGGCGCCATGCCCCCGCCAAAGCCCAGCGCACCCATGATCGGCGTCACGAAGCTGGAAACGATAGGCGTCACGATTGGCCGGATGACAGCCTCCGCCGCGATGCGCGCAAACGTCCGCCGCACCATTTGCAGCATACTCTCCATGAGCCCCGCAAACCCGCGCCCGGTGTTGCTCCAAAGCGTAGCAAAGCTATCCGCAGAATACCGCACTATGTCATCAGTCACTTGGCGATTAAGCCGCTCGCGTTCCTGCAAGGCGCGTTCTTCGGCCTGCCGCGCTTCACGCATGGCAGGGCTCAATTGCGACACCGCGCGATTGTATTGATCTTGAGACACGCGACCAGCGCTTAAAGCCGCCGCCAAAGCGCGAATTTGCGCTTCGTATTTCTCGGCCTCAGTCGCGGCATTTTCCGCCAAAGATACGCCCTGTTGCACAAGTCTTTGATGGTCGCGCTCGGCTTCCGTCAAGCGTTCGGTCGCATCGCGCGCGTTGTTGCTTCGATCCACAAGCCGCGCCAAGGCTTCGTCTCGCTCGCGTTCGGCGATGGTGCGAAGGCGCGATGCTTCCTCTTGATTGATGGTGCCGCGCGCCGCCAATTCGTCAATTCGTTGCACACGTTCAGCATGTTCGGCGCGGATACCGCGCTCCTTGTCAAGCGCCTTGTAGAGTTCCTCAAGCCGCTCCTGATCCCTCCGGCGCTGCGCTTCAACCGCGCGCCGACCGGCAGTGTATTCTTCAGTTTCACCAGCTTCCTGCGCTTCACGCTCCAACTGGTTTCGTTGTTGGATAAATCGCTCAAGTTCCTGAACTGCTGCAATGCGCTCTTGCCTTAAAGCATCCAGATTGCGGCGCATAATCCCGCGCGTTCCACCAGGCATGGCGCCACCAAGCGCGCCTTCCGCATTGGCAATCTGCTGATCCAGATTAGTCACGCGCTCACGGCTACGATCATAGCCTGTTGTTGCCAATTCAAGCGGAGTGCCAAGGCCCAAAGTCTGGCGCCCCGCATTTACCGCCGCCGCCGCTGCTTGTGCCGCCCGCGCAATGCCCTGAGACAATCCAAGCGCGCGGTCTAAGTCCGCCGCAAAGCGCGTCATTGCCTCGCCAAGGATCGAGAAAGACCGCGCCATGGTTAGCGGCATTTTCTCAAACTCGACATTGATTGTCTGCCCGGCGCGCAACAGCGCAGGGAAAACTACATCGGCAGTCAGCTTGCCTTCGGCGCCCATCTTGCGAAGCTCGCCAACTCCTACACCCAACTCGCGCGCCAAAGCAGCGCCAAGCGTCGGCATGTTTTCCATGATGGAGCGGAGTTCATCGCCCTGCAACCGCCCCGATGCAAGCGCTTGGCCAAGCTGCATGACTGCGGCAGATGTTTCTTGAGTGCTAGTCCCGGCAACAATGCCAGCCTGCTGCACAGTGCGGACAAGTTCAATGACTTGGCCATTCGTCGCACCAATGTCTTTCGCAGCAATCGCAAAGCGCGTAAATGCGCCAGCGCTTTCGGATACCGCAACGCCGGTTTTTTGCGACAATTCAAACAGGCTTTGATAGGCGCTTTCCGCTGCGCCAAAAGAGCCTGTTGCAGCCTGCAAGCGCGCTAGTGATGACGTGGCCTGATCACCTGCTCGCGCAATAGCGCCGCCCGCCGCAAGGGCGCTGGCGCCAATAGCAGCAAGCCCAATCGCCGCGCCACCCGCGCCGCTCGCAAAGCCAATTAGCGCATTACCAGCCGTACCGAAATTCGCGCCTAGCAGGCTGATCCCACGCGCGGCAGAATTTGAAGACGCAGACAAGCTAGTCATTGCGAAGTTGCCTGTTCGCGCAAAGTCTAGCGCGGATTGATCGCGCCTTTGTTCAACTGCAATCTGCCTCTCGATTCTGGCAATATGAACATCACGGGCGCGTGTGGCTTGTTCAATTTTACGGTTTAACTCTTCCTGCGTTTTGATTTCTTTGCCAAGCTCTGCATTAAGTCTGGCAATACGAAATTCCAACTGTTCATCAGCGCGCGCCTTGGCAAGTGCGACCTTCGCGCTGGCGTCAATTTGCGTCACCATTGCGCCAAAGCTCTTCTCAGCCTTCTTGGCCCTTATCTCTGTCGCGTCAAGCGCGACACCCGTGCGCTTCAATTCTTCCGTCGCAGCCTTTAGGCCAGCCGTCATCTGGTCTTCAAAGCGCATACGGTAAGCAACGGTTTCAACTTGATCGGTGGTCGCCATGTTATCCCCCTTTCAAGTCGAGCGCAGAATGACAGCCGGATACGTCATGGCTTCACCCTTGGTTGAAAACTTAGCCTTGCCAAACTTAATCGCGCGCCCGCGTGAGTTTAGGAATTGACGACGCGAAACAAAGCCGCCCTTCAAGACATACGGCGCGGGCGCTGGCCCTTGCGGCAATTCCAAAAATACATGGCTCGCACGCACATTCTTGTATTTCTTCTCCACCAAATCCTTGCAGAGATAAGTCAAGTTCGCCTTGATGCCGCCGCGCGTCATTTCAAGCTTGCGGTGGTAGGGCTGCGTATTGACAATCGCCACCTCAGCATCACGCGGCATGTTCGTAAGCTCGCCGCTCCAAAGGCGCCAATTCACAAACACAACCCAACTCTTGCGATACCGGCCTGGCGATTGACTATCTGTTCCAACCGGAGAGCGCCCGACAAGATAGCCGAGGGCAAACCCCGTCGCGTCTTTCAAGCTGCTGAATTGATAAACAATGGCGCCGCCCGGCTTTACCGTTTCCGGTGCGGCGCCTTTGCGCCCGTCAACAAAGATCGTGTAATCCAGTGAGGCGCGGCCCTGCGCTTGAAGCCGCGCCACGTCCCGGCGCGCAATGCCCGCCAACAAAGCTGACTGTTCGACGCCAGACATTTTCTTGCTGATAAAAACATCAATCTGGCGAGCGTATGACATTATTTTGCCGCTTTAACCTTCTCTGCGTGAACCGCAAAAAACTCCGCATCAATAACGCGAAGACCATCAAGCAGCAGCTCGCGGTCGGCGCCATAAATGCAGCGATGATCAGCCCATGCCAGCGCGGCGCGAAATGGCGTCTCGCTCGGCATCATTGGCCCCATGCCGCCCGCAATCCAGGGGCGCTCACTCGAAAGCCCCTGCCATGCGGTCCAAAGCCAAAGCAGATCGGGATTAAGGGCAGGCGGTTGCGCTTCATCATCGCCAAGCGCTTCGATTATTCCTGCGGCGCGGCTCCACCGGAATTGATGGGCCGCGAATTGCCGGAGTTTCCCAAGGATTCCTCACGGTCTGCCGCGCGGCGCTCAGTGGCCAGCGCCACCGCCTCACGGGCCATGTCAAGCAAAGGCCGGAAGCGCTCGGTGAGGGCCATCTCACGGTATTCCTGAATGGTAATTGGCCCTTTGTCGCCTTCAAGGTTTTTGACGCCAAGCACCAAACGCGAAAGCACCAATTCATCTTGCGCGCGTTGCACCATGGATGGCGGCAGGCCATCGAAGCCTTGTTTGTTGTTCTTGATCACACCTTCTTCCCTGGCGCGACGCAAAAGCTTGCGGTAAGCGGCGCTTTCGGCGTCAAAGAACGCCGCATCCTTCGCCTTCACCAGCAATTCAATATCAAGACTTTCGTCCGGCTTGATCCAGACGCCATCGGTGAGCGCCTCAACATCGCGCTCGAGCATATTCAGTTTGGTAGCCATTGCGGTTTGACCTTTGCGGGATTGGCGGGTTGCGGGATGGTAGGGGCGCCTGACGACCCGCCGTGCCAGGCGCCCCCGCTCCGCGCGGGAGCATCGCGGCAATTACGCCGCGATTTCGTTAGGCGGCGAAACGATCAATCTGGATGGCAGGCAGTGCGAGGTCGTTGCCGCCTTCAATGTCGAAACGCGCCAGAATGGCTTGGTTCGGACCGCCGACCTGAATGTTCGGGTTCATCAGATTGGCACCGGGCAGGGTGAAGATGTAGTTATTGCCCTGCGGGTCACGCTTACGCCACGCCACGCGCGAGCGCGTTTCGTTCTTGAATAGCGCGTATTTCGTGAAGTCCTTGAAATAGAGTTCAATCTGCCCGGCGACTTGCACCTGGCCCCACCGCGCGCCCTGAGCGGCGGCGCTGCCCATACCGTAATCCATGCCAGCGCCTTCGCGGGATACCGTGAGCGCCACAGAATTGACGGCGGCAGACAGCGCCGTGTCATCAATCTGCACGCCACCAAAGGCCGCAACGCTATCAAAGAAGCCGCCGGTCGGCGCCGCAGTTACCGTGCCGTTGCCAGCGGCGGTAATCGCGCTCACTTCATCGCGCGCCGCGATGTTCAGGCTACCCGTGAAGAATTGGCCCGTGCCGCCAGACAGCGACAGCGAAGACACCATGGCGCCCGCGTAGCGCAGCCAAAGCGCAGCGGCGAAACGGTTTTGCAGGTGGAAGCTTTTCACAAGGTCGCCATTGCGCAGCATCCCGGCATTGCGGACAGAAGCCGCCGTGCCAGCCGGGGTTTCAGTGCTGGCAATAAGGCGACCGGCAAGCGTCAAACTTTGGTTGTTTGTCTTGGTGGCAATGCGATAATAGCCATTGTTCGCACCGCTGCCAGCCGTGAAACCGCGCAATTCAATCCACTGGCCTTCAACAAGGTTCTGAAACTTATTGGACGTGGTGGAAGAAAGCACGTTTGTGCCGGTGGTGACGGTAATGTCTGCCGCGACGCCCGCGATGGTTTGCGCCGCCGACCAATCACCACCAAGCGCGCCCGCGAAGAAATCGTCGAACGTGCCATAGGACAGGTTGAAATTGATAGCGCCGCTGGCCTGTTCGCTTTGCGTCACAGAAGGCGACACGCGGCGGCTGCCGGTGATTTCATTCGGGCGCGTGCGGGCCTTGCTGCCCGAGAGGCTTTCGCTGGTGATGCGGAGCGCGGTGAATGCGCTATTCGGCGCCGTTCCCCAGGTTGCTTCCGGCACATAGGAAAGCGTTGTTTCAGTCGTTTCAATGCCGGCCTGATAGCCGGTTACAGAACCGCTCATGCTCTAATTCCTTTTCAGGTTCTGCGGCTGGGCCGCGTTGAAGCCCGCGCTATGCAGGCCGGTCCGTGTAGGTCCATTCAACCGTGACGGTCAGAACCCACCACTTCCCGTCTTCGCTGGGCACGCCAGCGCCGATGGATGCGCGGCGATAGACGGTGTACCCGACCACGCCGCGATAAATATTCGCTATGTCTTTCGCCACTTGGCGCGCGGTGGCGCTGCCTGTGCCGAGCGGCACGATGACATGCACCATGAAGGTGCCGCGCTCTTCCCATGCGCCGTTGCCGAGTTCGATTGGCTCCAGCACATCGCCTTCAGCTTCAACCGAAAGCCAAGCCGCCAAGTCAGGCGCGGCGAATGCCTCATTCGGCCACTCGATAGGATAGGGCAGCGCGGCGGCTACAAGGCGCGCTCTGGCGTCGTTCCAAGGTTCCGGGCTCATGTATCACCCGCCCCGCACATGAAGGGCATAGGCAACCGCCGTAGAGGCAACCATGAGGGGGTTGCAGCCAAGCACGGCCCAATTCTTTCCATCAATTGCCACGAAATCGCCTTT